AAAAATTGTTTCCATAGGAACAATGTCCTCATTTACTGCTGACAGAGTTTTTTCTGTTTTGATTTTTTCAAAAATCTCCTGTATGACACGAACAGTTGCCCTCACAGAACAGTTTGCATAAATGGCTAAACTAAATCCAGCATCACACAACTCATCCACAGTAACTGTGTTATAAGTTGTCGGAACACAAACCAACGGGGCACGAAGATTTTCTCTGTGATAAGCATCAGCAAACTTCAACACTTCGTCTGGAGTTTTACTTTTGCTATGAATAAGAAAGCCATCACAACCGGCATCGTTATACATTCTTGCTCTCTCAATAGCGACATCCTGACCATGACCTTGAATTAAAGCCTCGGTTCTTGCGATCACAGCGAAGTCATCACTCAGTCTCTTTTCGACGGCTGCACGAATCTTGCCGCACATGATTTCAGGAGTTTCCAAGGACTGCTTCATACCATAAAAGGAGCATCGTTTTGGTGACGGGTTATCCTCGAAGCACATCGCACTTGCACCCGCCTTTTCATACTCTCGAACCATCCGAATCGTATTAATAGAACTTGGTCCTCCCTCGTCAGCGTCAACCAAAATAGGTATATCAATTCTGTCACTGATCTTACTGATTGTATCAAAGTAATCAGCAGTATTTAAAATGTTTGCATCAGGAAGAAGATTCCATGCGTGTGATTCAAAACTAGAAACCCAGACACCATCATATCCTGAGCGATACGCTATCTCAGCAAGTAGAGCGTTTCCGGATCCCATCACAAGGTTTGTTTCGTTCTTCGTGTTCAATAGTTCTTTGATGCTTTTCATTTAAAATAATCCTTAATAAAGTTTACAAGTTTCTCATAGTAAGTGATTGACAGTATATCGTAATTTGTGCATTTTGGTTTAAAATTTTCCAAACTTTCTTGAGTTATTTCATTCAAATCATTATATAAAAAGATGGGAAGTTTGTCCTCCACATACTCAGTAATCACCGATCTTTTTACAATTGGTATCGAACCCAATTGAATTGATACCCAAGTTCTACCACAATCAATGCCGTTACCTTCTGGAGAAAAAACAAACTTATGATTGTATATTTCTCTGCAAAACTGATCCTCGGTTAAACATTTTTTTGAACTATCGGTGGAACATAAATTTGTAACATACTTTTCATTTTTAAACTTGTTGTAAACTTCTGTTCGGCTAGAAAAATTTGTATTCAAAGAGAAAGACAACAACATGAGATTTTTATTTTCTTTTTCTTTGTCATCGGTGGGAATTTTAACAAAAGTTTCTCCAGAATAAATGGGATCTATGTTTTCGTTTCCTATCCAAGTTCCCACCAAAGAACCCATTGGGGTTGGAATTAAATTATCATCTTTGTAGTTTACATTTTCACCAAACCACTTAATCACATTATTTGGTTTTCTTGAGAAAAGATCGTGATCAACTGAAAAGTCAGAGCATCCTGTAAACAGAACTATTTTTTTATACGTCAGAGAGAGAATGTTAAAAACGGATTGGATATGATCTGTTTTACAATATACAGATACTACATTAGATGGAGTTTTTTCTACATCCCTTAAAAACTTGGTGTGGGTTAGTTTATGGTGTTGAGCCATCCGATCTTTATAATATGTGTATGAGTGTGCAACATCGCACATGAGTGCATATCTAGTGCTCTGCACAAAATCTTTTTGTGGCACAACGATTTTCATTTAAAACACTTTTTCCACATTACTGTTTCCAGATCGGTAAGACTTGCCTTTTTCTTTGTAAATATCAGGGGGAACATTTTTAAATTTGTCCGCATGATACTGTTCATAAAAATTACCCGCACATTTTGGTGTGTATGTAAAAAACAAAAACGGTCTGGGATCTTCTGTTCGATTGTCGTAAGATGCATGGGGAACATAACTGTCAAAGAAAATGGCATCACCCAAAGTTGTTGGCACTAATGTATAATCCAATTTCATATCTAAGTCAGTAAAGTTTGGAGTAAGTTGTTCTGTTACCGTTTCACCAAAGTAAATTCCTCCGTTGTCATCATTCGTGTCACACAAAGGAAGAGCAAAACTCACATGTTTGTTTGTGTAATTACCCCAACCGGCAGTTATGTCTTGGTGTGGTTGAAAGCCTTCACCGCCCGGATACTTGTAATTAATTTTATCCTTAAACAAAACAGATTCGTCACCCATCAATTCATTAACGACTTCCATTATCTTTTCAGAATTGGCAAGGTCTCTCAGTCCAGTGTGATGATTTACAAAGTATTCAATTCTATTGACAGTAGTGTTGTCTGACTCATAAAACTTCCAAATATAATCTTTTCTATCTGGTTCATGTGTTAAGTCAAACACCATTTTTTTAATAGAAATCATATCTTCGTGCGAAAAAAAGTTTTTCATTAAAACTTTACCGAAAGCGTTGTTCCATGTATTCATCAATCATTATCCTTGTATATCTCATGTTCAAATAAAATAAGACCAGAAGTTCCTTGTTCGTTCAAGTTAGGTGTTGACCACAAGTCACCATAAAAAGCAAATGAGGTAAATGTTCCAATGTCGTTGTACCAGTATGGATTAATTTTTCTACCTCCATAAAACTTATCGTACAAAGAGATAGCAAGTTCATAATTTTCATGACTCAAAAATTTTTCTTTATCGTCCTGAGAAATCATGTTAACACAATCCCCAACATCTGCTCTTCTTCTTAAAGATCCATCCGTTGCAAAAACATCAGCACCCCACGGGGTTGCGTATCTGCATGTGGCAGATTTAAATTTGCTATCAACAAATTTTTGAACATCACCTTCACGCAAATTTATCAAATCACCAGAAACCATTACACAATCACCATGCGGTTGTAATGCTGTTTCAAATGTGCTACGAATTTCATCGCTCTCTGGTGTCAATACGGTTACATTGTCAACCGATTTTAAATGCTCCAACAATTCATTATTGTTTTTATTTACCACAACATAAAGAGTCGTACCATCAACCCTGCATCTGGAGATGTTTCTATCAATCAACTTTTGATTTTCAAAAACTTCCAAGTGACGATTACGATTTGGTTTGGGTGGTCCTGCGGCTAACAAAACTATATTTTTCATCACACACTCTCCATTAATTTCACATCTCTGTGATCCTTTTCTTCTCCTCGATTTAGTTTCATTTTTTTCATGCCAACAGGTGATATGAATTTTAACCCGTCGATGTAAAAATGTGAGAAAGGATCAAAAATTATTTTTTCTAATGGTTCACCATAATAATCAATGTAATCATTATGTGAAGAAACCACTTCATTAAACGCAATATCTTTTGCTGGAGGTAAGTGCAGCACATCAAAGTCTCTGCAATCTCTCCTACCATATGCGGCAAGGGGAGCACTGCCTCCAACGCAAACATCCTCAATATCTATGTTACTATTCTCTATCACTTTTTTCGTTTCAGTGATGAAGTGTTTGAATCCTGTTTCGTGGAAAGAACCAACAGGACACGACGACATATAGTGTAAAGTGGGATTGTGGAAACAAATACAAGCATTTCTCCAAGTTTCTTTTCTTGTGTCTGTTGTGTGCATAGAACCCTTTCCTGCACCTATGACATCCCTGATTTCATTCTTTGCACGAAGAACGGTATCAACAGAATCACATTCAATTAATATTGCTCTAATTGATTTACCATGCGAAAAATTAAACGACGCTTGAGATTCTGCACCGGGAAACCCGTATGTTTTGCTACCCCGCATCCACTCCTCGTCCCCATATAATGCCAACATGTAGTTTAATTGAAAGTTATCTGCAAGTGAAATTTCTTTCAAGTAAACGATCCCAATGCCATGCTTGTCAAATATTTTTTTCACCAAGTCCATGTGTCCGAACGCTTGTTGATATAAAGTTGCAATGTAAGTATTCTTTTTCAATCTACAATACTCAAGTGCCATCGAGTCCCCGACAACTGAATCTAATCCGTTAGGAACAATTTCTTTTCTATCCCGAAAATAAAAGGAGGAACAATCAAGTTGTCCCTCTCGTTCGGGAGCGTCTTTGCAGACGACAGGTTTTTTATATTGAATTGCGGCAGATAACCTATGAGATCCATTCAATAGAAATTTACTTTGATACAAGGGCAAAACAGACTTTGAAGAATCAAAGCCATCTTGTTTTACACTGTCTAGAACATTGTGAAAAGAATTATAAAAATCATCCTTTCCATTTTTCGGTGGTGACAATTCTCTGAAACCGCCCCACACATTTAAGATATGCTCATAAACAGTAGACGACCAAATGTGAGCAACACCTTTTTCTCTATGTCTAGCGTACATTGTTTTTGATGTAACATCAAACCTTGAGGGTGTTAACAAGTCAAGTGGATTTTCAACAATAAAAGTTTTATTCTGTGATGACATTAATCAGGTATCCTACCGTATGGTTTTTTATCTCTAATTTTTTTCTCAGTTTGCACCTGTAGTTTAACATCAACTTTGTTGTCGTTCAATGGATTATTTCTATTGTAAATGTAAACTGGTTTTTGTAAATGGTGAATCCTATCTCCAGCCATTTCTAACATGGGGAACATGAATGCAAGATCCCAAGCCATCTTATAAAAATCACCATCATCGTCAATCAAATCTTCTTTTTTGATATTCTTCCACAGTTTATATTTGTATGTTCTAAGTGAAGAAGAAACCCAATCATAATTTCTAAACGAATTATTTTCTATCACATGTCTGGGAAAATTAGAAAGAGGCTGATAAAAACCCTCTGGCCAAGTCGTGTAGTTACCGTAAGTTAATAAGCAATTGGTTTTTTCATATGCGTCCTTTAAGATGTCTAATACATTTTCACCATCTAACCAATCATCACCATCAACGGTCAGTAGAACATCTTCGTCATCACAGTTCAAAAATTCAAAACCCTTGTAAATGTTTGAAAGAGCCAGTTGTCTATTTTCATTCACAAGCAACGAGCATCTAGAATCACCTTCAATTAATTTACTAACAATGGAAGCCGTTTTATCCGTAGAACAATCATCTATAAAAACACAACGAAAATTTTTATAATTTTGATTAACGATACTACTTACAGTTCGCTCAACCCATTCTTCTACATTATACATCGGAATTACAATTTTAAAATTCATAGTTAATCCTTTACTGATTTTCTTTCAGCCAATCTACCAATTCGAGTTTTGCACTCCACTCTAGTAATTTTTTTGCCTTTGTGCAGTCGGAAAGTGACTCTCGTGTTTCACCGATTCTCTCTGGAATATAAACAAAATCTTTTCCCTCCACTGGATTATCAACAATCATTTTTACCAAATCATGTATGTTGTAATTTTTACCAGTTCCGATGTTAAAAAGTTCACCTATAACATTTTCATTATCAGACAGTGCAGCCTTTAGATTGGCATCAATTACATCTGACACATGAGTAAAGTCTCTTCTCTGTAGTCCATCACCCACTATTGTCATCGGCTTTTTTGCTTTATATTGCCGTTGAAATAAACCAATGACAGGAGCATACTGTCCTTTAGTTGGTTGTCTTTCCCCATAAACATTGAAGTATCTAAACATAACTGTTTCTAATCCAAATAAATTGTAATACATTTCACACAGTTCTTCACCTGATGTTTTAGAAACAGAGTAAGGATTAAGACACTGCTTTCTCATAGTTTCAATACTAGGGACATCATTGAAGCCATATGCAGATGAGGTTGATGAGTATATGACTCGCTTGACAGAATTAACTCTCGCTGCCTGAAGAACACTACAAGTCCCAAGTGCATTTGTTTTAACCGCAAGAAGTGGATTTTCAATTGTAGGTTGAATTCTTGCCTCTGCCGCTAAGTGAAAGACATAATCAACATTCTGAAAAAGAGGTTCAATTTTATCATATTCACACACATCATAATGCCAGTATTCGGCATTGTCGTTGTAATAAAATTGTTCATGTGCATCCGTTGATTTGTTATCAATTACAACAACCTTCCACCCCATAGAAACTAAACGATCTACAAGACTAGATCCAATAAAACCACAACCACCTGTTACAATAACTTTCATAACAAATTCACCATTTCCATTAGTTCTTTTTCGTATTGTTTAAAAGGTCGAACAGAGTGACAATCAATATAATATCCAGATTTTATTTTTTGTTTATCATACATCCATCTTTCTCTGTCTATTCTGTGTCCATTAGGGAAACCGCCCGGTCTTTCTGGTTGTACAATTTTTAAATCTTTTCTCCGAGAAACAATTTTCGCCGAAGAATATTCTTCATCAATCGACCATCTCTCCATACCACCAAAGCCAACATTATGTGTCGTATTATCTTTTGTTTCTTTTAAAACTTTTTTAGCGAAGTCATAAAAATTGTCTTCCAGTTCAAGAACATCGACATATGTTTCAGATTTTGCGATGTTATAACAAATGGGAAAATAATCACCATTGCTATTTAAGTTTACCCAATCAAAATTTGGATCAGATGTCATCGTTTTAACCGCTTCCCAATATTGTTTTGAAAATGGAAACATGTCAATATCACTTGTCATGCAATATTGATTTTCAAAAACTTTAGGTATCCATAGTCTAGACAACTGACATTGAGTATGAACAGGGATTTCAGAATCAATTGACATGGAAATAACTACACCATGTTCATCTGATGGGTTTTTATCACCAAAATGAACTAAGACAGGAGTGATTCCCATTTTTTCTTTCCAAACATAAGAAACTGGTTTCCAAAAATCAAAGTAATATGGATTGTCATCACATGACATGGTAATAATCATTCGGTAGGATCCTTTTCGATTTCTTCTGTATGATCTACAAAAGCGTATCCAACATGTTGTCTTGGTCGCTCTCCCGTTGGAAATGATTTAACATGTTGAACATCATCGTGTCTTAGATCATTGTCGTGTGCTAAAATATCTTCCTTGTCATAATATGTCGTTGAAAGTGCCTCCAAGAAAGTTTGATCTTTCCATGTATATCCAGAAACATGTTTATACATGTCCTGAAGAATAAATTTTCCCATAGTCTGATACACATCCACAATGTTTACTTTCTTTTGTTTTGGCCGTATTCCCCACATCCCGCTTTGAAATAGCATGTTATGTGGTCCCGCATCCCTCATCGTGTGTAATATGAAAGGGTGATCTAACCATTCATCGACTGCCTTTTTTTCTCTATAGTTAAGAATAGAATCGGCATCCCTAAAGATCACCACATCAATGTTTGTGTCATCCGCAGGCAAAAATCTTGTAAACATTGGATGCCAAATTATAGATGAAGAGTCTTTTAGCGTGCAATTTTCTTTTTCTAACCGATGGTAAATGTCATCGGGAATATTTTGATAAAAGATATTAACTTCCCAGTCTGGATAATATTTTTCTCTAGCCGGAAAATTTCTAAAAATATTTTCTGTGTAACGAGGATTATCTCCCCACAAAGAATAAGATATAACTTTTTTCATCATATACTTCTTTCAATCAAGCGAGAAATTGTGTCATCTGCCGCTTCTAACTTTTTAACACGATCAAAGTTGTCTCGCACTGCATCAATTTTTGATTCATAAAGTTCTTTTGATAAAGTTGAAACATCAAAGTCATCTGTGAGGTAAATGATTCCATCCGCATTAAAAATTTCCGAAATATCTGGCGCACCCCGATAGATTGGAATTGTTCCTGTTGCAAAGCAGTCGGTGATCTTTTCCGTGTAGTACCCAGAACAAACATCGTTTTCCGAAACGATTGTAAACATGTAATCGTACAAAGCATCTTTTTTATTGTGCCAAGAGACATCTAGATTGGAAGAAAACCCGACACGGGGACTGTCAAAAATTCCACCCATGATATCGACTAAGGAATTGTCTTTGAATTTTTCAAAAATGCTAATTCGTTGATCCCATCCATGTGGTCCAGTTTTAGGTGAACACAACAAAGAACACAATTTGGTTTTATCATAAATTTTATATTCACCCTCCGGAGTCCACGGAAGATTGCTTCCCGGAGGACAGTAAACAAAATTTGGATTTACACTTAACAATTGTTTTTCATGAACAAAAATTTTCTCATAACCACCGGCACCAAACAAAGCGGTGTGATACTCTCGCAAAAAGTTATTTAAGCCGGGTGTCATGGCTCTTGATTCACACACCCATCCAAACTTTTTTCTTCCGTTTGGAAGAGGACTAACAAATCTGGCAATGTGATTATCAAAAACTACAACAAAAGGAGTCTGAACATCACCATTGACCCACTCCGTTCTTTTTGGTTTTTTATTACTACAAGTAGATTTGTGTGTAAGACTAAATGGGTTTCCCACTGCTTGAATTTTCATAATCACGCTCCATTAAATTATTACCAATAAGTTGTTGAGTTAAAAGATCACCTGAAATACCCATATCAATCAACGCTTGTTCTTTACTCGTGGTATCGGCAATTCCCATTGTGATATATGTGTTTTCATTTGTATATCCGGGCCAGGTGCACCAACGATTGTCCAACAAAGCAAATCTTAATTTGTTATAGAATTTTGGAAGGGTTGTTTCTAATAAAACTTCATGATCAAATCTTTTTCTCTTTTGATTTGGGTTTCTCATTTCGTTTTCACAATCAGAAACCCACTCATTTAAAAACTCTCTCATTTCATCACAATATTTTATCCCAAGAGGAGATGCTTTCATCTTTGTTACATATCCGGGATTTGGTGGCTGTCCTTGTGCAAGATGCGAGGTGCAAATCAAATGTGCCTTTTCAAAAAGTGGATCAAACATAGATAAACTTTTATGCACCAAAGAATCTACATCAAGCCATATCATGTCTCTTTTTTGATTTTCAAACATTGTCTGTAAAAATTTTGGTTTACTTAAACAATTTAATCTGTAATTGCCGGTTCCATTTAATCTTGCAATAACAAAGTCATCACCCAAATTTGATAATTCTTGATTGAGTCGTCTTCCATGATCAGAGTAATAAGTTCGACCATCAACATCACTAAAATAACTTACAATTATAGAATTCATTTTTATCTCTTTTTACCTACATGATACTTTGGAACAAGTTCCCAATCCTTTTTATCTCGAAAAGGAATGATTTTCATTTTTGCAAGGCTCACTCTTGGCTCCTGTGCATCTTCAACATCAATAACTTTTAACAAACCCCATTCCTCAAGAAGATTTACTATTGTGTTTCTTCTTCCAATGTCCTCATCACTGATGTTACTTTCAAGTCCATCCATTTCAAACAATTCTTTGAAGTGAAGAATAACATATCTACCTCGCTTATGCAAGATGTGACATGATTGATAAAGTTTATTTTCTTTGCGAGAGGAGACACCAATTCGTGTCAGAGTTTCTTTTACCTTTAGAAAATCATCTCGTTCGCTCAGTTCAATTTCAATGCCTAAGCCATTAAATATGTCGTCTTCTTCATTCACTTTTTCTCTCCGGTGTCAACTAATTCTTTGATTTGTTCTAGTTCTTTATCGGAGATAAGGTCCATAACTTCATTCACTTTTCGATCTGAGTATCCATAATACTCTTTGATCAAATCAAATTTTTCAGACTTATTATTTTTATCCCAACGAGAGAATCGTTTTCTTTTCCGAACGGCATTCAAGTAATATTCGTATTGAAGCCGATTGTCAAGATGAGCATAACGATTCATCTCGTTTGCGTGTAAAACGGTGTCGGTGAAATATGAAAGTGACTTATTGACAATAAACGGAGGATACTTAGTCTCCGTTAAAGGATCATCTAGCATGATGTTCTCTTTGGTATAATTAATTGTTTTTAGATAGTCACCAAGTTTCATTTCACTCTCCGATAGACGAATACACCATATTTAGTAATTTCATTACTTGAACTCACAAGAGGACATCAATTCCACAATACAGGCAACCAAATTGATCTCTTGATCGGCAACATGAGCCGCTTTGTATTGATACTCACCAAGAATCACAATTGCTTGTGGAATCGAAGACTCCTTGAGATGAGAATACATCGCATCATAAATCTTCCGCATTAAATCCGTCACGCTGTTGTCAAGGTTTTCGACAACCCACTTGCGTGCCTCTTTGAAGTTCTTCTCCTTCATGTGAGTCATCAGATCACTGACATGGATCTCACCGATGCGGCTCAGAATACCAACATCAATCTCACCAGCAACAGAATACCGCTGGAGTTCATTGATAACTCGTCGGAAGTCTGGGAAGTATCGCATGATCAGTTCGGCAAGGACTTTAGGATCGTATTTGACACCTTCTGCGTCCAAAATAGATCCACAACGCTTCATCATCTGCGAAGCGATAGACGGCTTCTCCTTCGCTGGAATGCGAAACTCTACATTGGTGCATCGAGAATGAATCGGTTCAATGATTCGATTCTTGTAGTTGCATGTCAATATAAAGCGGCAATTATCAGCAAATTCCTCAATCGCTCCCCGAAGTGCGGGTTGGATAGAGTTAGCGTTTGAATAATCAAATTCATCAAGGATGACAACCTTCTTACCTCCATTGAGTGACACCGTGCTTGCGAAGTCACGGATCGTTGTCCGAAGCGTGTCGATATTGCCACTCTCCGAGCAGTTAATCACAATGTGATCTGCGTTCAACTCGTTGCAGATCGCTCGTGCAACCGTGGTTTTACCAGTGCCAGCAGAGCCGGAGAACATAAGGTTCTGGCTCTCACCGGACTGGATCATATCTTTGAATGTGTCTTTTAGATCCTCTGGGAGAACACATTCATCAATGGTCTGCGGACGATACCGCTCGACCCACAAAAACTGTTTCTGTTCCAAAATTATCCCTCGTAAGTAGAAGTAGATTCCAATGCGACATAGTATTCGAGATCATCGTTTGCTGAAACAAAGCGACTCACAACTTTCTCCGTGATCTGGCAAGTATAATCGCCGGGGAGGAATCGAAGATTTTCCAACTTGAAGTGGAAGTCAAACTTCTTACCACCAGAGAGATCACCGAGTTCGATGGAGTAATTATTGCTTGTCGGATCAGATTTGTCAAACACTTTACCAACAACAACACCATCATCAGAGGAGATCGAAAGATCCTCAAGTTGAAGGACAGCACCAGCCTTCTTCAACTCCAACAGACTATCTTCGTGAAGATCAAACTCCACCACATGATCTGGCATGTTGATGTCACGCTCAGGGATTGTCAACAATCGCTTTGCGGAATACATGTATTTGATCGAGGATCCGCTACCACCATGAATCTTCATGTGATTATCGAAGAACTCGAATGTCGGATTGTCGAACAGAGAGACAGTTCCGATAAACTTGTTCAGATCCCAGATACCAAACTCAACAGGAAACTCTTCCTGCACAGTGGCAATGGCCATCACATTCTTCGCTGGTGTGATCGTCTTGATCACATTACCCTCTGGAACGAGGACATTAGAATTAAACCCTGCGAAGTTTTTCAACACCGCAAGTGTTTCTTTAGAAATTGAAATTTTGCTCATAATATAAACCTCACTTATTTAATCATCATAGTATTCATATCGTTTAGGATCGTGTTGCATGTCACGAAGCATTCTTTTGCTGCTGTTACGATCTCGTCGTCGCTGATTCTTTCTTGTGCCTCGTGTCCTGTAAACATTCTCGTCTGAATCAAAGGACTTCTTTGATTTTTTTCTTTTATCCACTTAAAATTCCTCCAAATGTTCAATAAGATTTCGTAAACGATACTTCATCATATAATCTAGGATCTTACTTCGATCCCCACTAACTTCTGTTTCCATTTGTCTCATGGTTTCCTCTTGAATATAATCGGGAACATGAGTCAAGTCAATAAGTCTTTGATTGCGTTCCATGAAGTTTCCCTCTTGAATAAAGCCAACCTCTTTTAGTTCAGCAATCTTTTTGTTTGTTAATCGTGTTTGTCTGCGTTTCTCCACAAAAACGGCATCATCGCTGAGAGCGTTTGGAACACCATCACTTGAATCTCCACGGACGATGTGATCGAGAAGAAACTCATGTGGATCATCGCACTTCAACAAACCTTTCTTTGCAGGGCTGTATTGTTTCACATTCGGATACCGTTGAAGTTGCTGAAAGTCCTTGTCAGAGGAAACAATCATGATCTTTTCTTTGTGATGAAAGTTCTTAACGATGGTGGCAATCACATCATCGGCTTCGGCACGCTCTACTTGAATGAACCGATAGGGGAAAACTCCCTTCATCTCTTCACGGATTGTGTGAAGTTCGTTGAAGATTTTACCCCAATCATACTTTGACTTTTTCTGACGGTCGCTTCGATTCTTCTTGTAGTTTGGAAAGAAATCTTTTCTCCAAACATTTTTAGAGTCGTTGCAGACAATTAGTTCACCATAATCAGACCGAAACTTTGAAAGGTATTTTCGATAAGTGTTCAGGACAAGGTGACGAATAAATCCATAATCTTCCTCGGTTTCTGCCGACTTTGCAGCAGTAAAAATGCTGGAAAGAATTATCTGGTTGTTATCAATGAGAATAATTTTATTGCTCCTTTTCACATAGTATAGCAAATTGAAATTAAATTTCAACCCATTGTTTTGAATCACCATCGTTTAAATATTTAAATAACACTCCATTTGCGGTATCATACCACTCATCACCCTCATTTGGGTTTGGTGGCTTATTTTCACCGGAGGTGTGATTTACCCTGCTACTTAAAACAGACCAAGGAGACTTCTCAGAATCAGGCAATCCTTCGATAAAAGTATTTCTTCTTTTCGCAATATATGTTATTCCATTGTATATCACAATGTCATTTTCTTCATAAACGACCGGATCACCACGATTATTAGTGGTGAGATATTTGCCTCTTGGGTTCATGGCTTCCAGAACACCATAACTGGCTCGTGTTTTAGATATCTACCGTTCACTTTGCAATAGTTCCTACAAGTTGGTTTCCCATCTTCTCCTACACGATTCTGTCCCGGCATTCCTTCGAGTGCCATCTTCAATGTATATTTATATTCGACACCATATTCTTCAAGAATATTTTTGGTGTCCTCCTGAAGTGGGAGGTATTTACCAGACACCAGAATGTCTGCGATGTTCCACAGGAGATATCTCTCGGACTTCAGCCAAGTGACTGCCGTTTCCAATGTGGGACGAAGGA